TCGCCGTTGGCGTCAGTGTTTTTGTTGTCGATGTTTTCTCTGGCGCGTTGGCGCTCTAGCCTTGACTTGCCCTCACCTCGGGCAAGCTGTTGCTCGTATTCTTTTTTATAGGGTCGGGGTTTGTTCACGTATGGCATTTGGGTTTCCTATGCTGTGGGTGTTGAAGTCTTCACGGGTCAAGCCAAATTCTGCGGGGGTTGCTTCCCATAAAGGGTTGCGCCCCTCCTCTTCCATGACCCTCATCATCTTACCAACCGCGATGCTAATCTCCATCAGCATGTTGGCTTTTTGGTCGGCAAACTGCCTTTCCATTGACTCCCGCACAACTTTGTGTACGACTTGGCCCAGTATTTCGGTCACTCGGCGTTTTAGTTCGCCCTCAAGAATCAAGGCGGTGTCAGTTTCTTCGTTTGTCATGTTTAACTCCTGTTGTACTCGCATTGCCGCACTGAGCAAAATTTGCACAGTGGTCCTTGAATGGGGTTCCACACCCCGTTTTTCAGTGCCGCCTCTATACGGGCAACATCTTGCGCTGGCTTCTCTACGTACTTGGGCATCATCTCCCGATAGTGGGTGGCCTTCACAAACTCTTTACTCACCACGAAGATCAAAGCTGACTTCACCTTGTTGATCTGCGGAAACTTGGCAAAAAGGCCAGCCGCCACAAGATCGAGTTGCTTGACGTCCGCATACCGCGCACTCTTGCTGGTCTTGTAGTCCACTGAGTGCGCCAACTGTTTCTCCTCGTTGATGACTACCAAATCGGCTATGCCATGCCACCATACATTCGGTGCGCTGAAATCGCATGACTCCAAGTTCTTCGTTAAGCCCAACTTGACTTCGCATAGCTTCTTTCCTTGGATTACATCCAATGTCTCTAATACTGGCAACATGTACTTAAATGTGGGTGGGACAGGCTTGCCGTCTCGGATGTATTCCTCTGCCACAGTATGGGCAGTCTTGCCGTACAACGTCGCCTGTGTGTCGGGTTCAACAATATCCTTGGCTATCTTGGTGTGATAGTACTTTTTGGGGCACTGCTGAAATGTTTTCAGACTGCTGAACGACCAGACGATGCTCATTTTTATCCCTTTTCTTTAATTGCATCCGCTAGATACGTAATTGCATTAGCAATACTATCAAGTGAATACGCCACTCCGTCTATAGAGTGTCTTATTTCTTCCATGCCCTCATATGATTTTAAGCCGTGGGCTTCTATTGCTCCCATTGGTGTGCTTGCATTGCCGTTACCCAGCATGGAAGCGGCTCTTAAAATTGCGGCGGCGATTGCTTCTTCGTCTATCATGCTTGCACCTTGGTTTCTGGCTTAGCTTTGGTTTTCATAAAATCAATATCGGGTTGCTCTTTGCGTAGGTCAGCGTACTCAAGTTGCACTCGCTGTGCGTGAATGATTTTCCCTGCGGTATTGTTCATCTCGGCGGCGACCTTTACTTCAATCGTGCCGTTTTTCAGCCCTTCGTAGAGTGCGGACAGTTCTGTTGATAGTTCACTAATATGTTTCATGTTATTTCCTTTATTTGTTTGTTTCTTGCGCGATCTTTCGCACGGATTGTTTCTACATTTGCGTAGTAATAAGCTATCTTGGCAGCTTTTAGTTCTTCGGGGGTGTGTTTCACCCTGCGCCCAAACTCATCAAACTTTCTTGGTGTGTAAGTTAATCCTTTTCCATGTTTGTCCTTTCTTTTTTTCTCTCTGTTACATATCAAGCATTCATACGAATGCCCATCTTTGGTACCCCTGTTTCTACTAAACCCAATTATCGACTTGTATTCTCTGCATGTACTGCATTTCTTCTCAGTGCGGTGCTTGTCTAGCTCTTGTACCACCCGCTTGATCTTTAACCGAATACGTTCAACTTCAATGATTTCAAGCGGCAGTGCGTCAGTTGGCATTTTAAGTAGTTGTGCTACGTAGCTATCCCTTAACTCAACTCGTTTTTGCCTAGCTTTTGTTTTTTCTATAGGGGCGCGTTTATCCCTAGCCTTCTGTTGCAGTTCACGTACGCGCTCAGGGTGGGCGGCTCTGTATCGCTCACCCCTTGCTTTTTCTAACGCACGACCATGTTCCGTTTTTGCATCGGCGGCTTTCTTTGCGGCTATACGTTCCTTATTAGCCTCTCGATACACTTTACTTCTAGCGGCTTTGAGTGCTTTCTTTTCCTCGTCCGTCATTGGTTTTCTTTCATCTCTTTGATTGCGTTCAACATCAGTTTGACCTCGGCCATCGCTTTGAGCGTGTGCTCAATGGCTTCGTCATATCCACGGTCAAGCATCGCATCATGGGCGTCCTTTAGGGCGCGTTCTGCCATCATGCAGGGGTAGGCGTAATCAACCATCAGTTCTCCTTTAACAATCACCATAACTTTGTCCATATCCAGCCTCACAGTTCAAAGGTAACTCGGGTGCCCACGCAGGGCGCAGGCGCATACACAACTCAACAAACTCCTTGGCGGTTTCAGCCTCGGCCTCGGGCACGATGCAAGCGATAGCATCATGCACTGTCATCACTACTCGGTACTTCTTTGCGATCATCAGCATCTGCTCACCGATCACAATCCGGGCCAACGCTTGGCACACGTTCTCGACAACCTTGCCGCCGTAGATTCGGTTGGGGATGATTGCTCTGCCCTTCTTGGTGTCGTAGACGATCTCGGCTTTGCCTTCCTCATTCTCATATAGGCGCAAGTTCGGATACCGCAGGCGCAAACCATTGGGAAGAATAATACCGTTGTCGCCCTCAACCATCAACAGATCGTTCCGCCCTAAAGTGGTGTGCTGTTTCTGTAATATGGCTTTGAGGGCTTGACCCGCAGACTTCCACAGTTCGGGAATCATGGGGTACGTCAGTCGGTATGTGTCGATAATCCTCTTCGCTTCCGCGAGTTCGATATCCACGCCAAAGTTTTTAAGTTGCGTTTGAAACTTAGCCGCGCCCATGCCGTACCCCGCCCCAAGAATGGTTGTCTTACCCACGAACCGCTCGTCCTTGGAAATTTGCGCAGTCGCCTTGCCATATATAGCCGATGCCATGATTTTGTATACGTCCTCGCCACGATCAAATGCCTCCACTAAGTCGTCTTGCCCAGCCAGCCATGCCAGCGTCCGTGCTTCAATTTGAGATGAGTCTGAATCCAGCAACACGTATCCTCTGGGTGGGATGATTGCGTGTTTCAAGGGGGATTTGCGCGGCAGATTCTGCAAGTTCAGCTTGTCGTCCCCACCCCAGCGCCCAGTGTGTGCGGCGTAGTACCGCAGGGGTACAGGCAACGGCCCTCGGTCGGCAATCCCAATGAACCGCTCGGTGCGGGTCTCCTCGATCGTGGACTTTGTGCCTAGCCTCGCAGCCACAAGTGCTTGTATCTCGTGCCGGGGGTGCTCCAACAATGCCTTGAAGTCCTCGTCACTTTTTGCAAACGCATAGGTCTGCTTGCCTGTGGCGGGGCTCTTCTTCATGGGCGGCTCAACACCAAATGTTCTGAGCAAATCAGCAAACTGCGGGTTGCTCATCAACGTGTCTTTGTCGAAGTTGTCCAGCAAGTCTTCTTTGCGCTGGCGCTCTTTGAGCAGATGAGTTTCCAGTGTCAGCTTGTGCAACTGCAACACCGGGTCGGTGAACATCTGGACAGTCAAGTCGATCAGCCGCAACTCAACCTTGGGAAAGTTCTCACTCATGGCATTGAACAGCGCCCATGTCAGGGTCACGTCATTCGCGCAATAACCTCCATAGTCGGCCAACTCCTCGGGCGTGAAGTCCTTGCGGAAATAGTTGATGTACTTTGCAACCTGCTCACCCTTGACACCCAACCCATAGTGGGAGGCTAAGACCGCAAGACTCCCGCCAACCTCAGTCCCATGCAGGGCGCGTCCCATACTCAGCGTATCCAGAAAGCCTTTCGGCTTCATGCCAAAAATCCAATTAAGAATGGCTCCATCGAACGGCGCGTTGTGCGCTAAGACCAAATGATTGGGCAGATCAAAGGGGGTGAGGAACTGGTGCAACTCTCGGTGGTTCCCGCTGAACCAAATGGGTACGCCGTCGTTTATCTGTACTGCAACACCGATAACCTCGAACCTCGGGTCCCGAATGTATTCCTCGGTGGTCTGGGTCTTAAACCCAAGTGTCCCGCCGTAGGCAGTCTCAAAGTCGATCGTGAGGATGTTCATCTGAAGATGCCCACAAGCCCAACCCCAAGAGAGTTCATGAGGCCACCGCCTGTGGAACCTATGCGGCCCTGTTGTGCGGCGTGAAATGCTTGTGCGGTTTGGGCTCGTATTTGCGCGGCTTGCATTTGCGTTTGCAAAGTAACGTGAGATTGGTGCTCTTTGCGTTGCCGCTCGATGTAGTGCTCATCAAACACTCGCTCCATGATTTCTTTGTCAAACTTGGTTCGCTTCATTTCTTTGAACCCAGCAACCAAGGCTTGACGCTCCTCCTCAGTGAAGTAGCGCCACTCCTGCCACGAAATATCTTTGTCGTCATCGCATGAAATTACCTTCGTTAGCGACTTCGCAAATGAGTAGAACCGACCCTCAATGGATTTAAACGTATGGGTATCGAAATCAGTCCTCTCAAAGTCCTCGGGGTTGGACTTCATGCGCTCCAGCAAAATTTTTACCCCCGCACAAAACTCAGTCATTTTCGTTCTCCAGTAATTTCATCATTCCAGTTGCTGTTGTTTTGTCTAGCCCTTTGGCTAGTGTTGTTGATCTTCTTTCGCCCCATTTGGCTCGATACTCGTGTCGGTAGATGCTGTACTTGCCGTTCACAAACCTCATTGTGTAGTCAAACTCTTTTTCAAGCATCTGCAACGATTGTTGCGTGAGTTGTTGTATGGTCAGGGCCATTATTCACTCCAAGGCAAGTCACTTACAGGCAATTCACCTTTGAGCAATTTGATCTTCGCGTCCAGTTTCCCCAAGTTGTTTTCGTTGATGACCAAAGCTATGCCCTTTGCGGCTTCGATCTCGCGCATGTTTTTTTCTTGCAGTGCAGTGGCCTCGCCCTTGCCAGCCTTGGCTTCAATAGCCACAAACTTGCCGTTCACACAGCACAGGAAGTCGGGCACACCGCTGTTGCCGTAGCCAGTGCCGATGGGCATGGCGTAGTAGATGCTGTGGGCTTTGAGGATTGCCTTGATCTTTGCTTTGACCTTGGCCTCGGGGGTGGTTGCCATCTGATACTCCAGTTGTTTTCAAGCCCTCATAGTACCACAACCTTGTACTTTGTCAACACCCAGACGAAAAAAAAGCCGCCCGAAGGCGGCTAGGATTTACCCTTGGTCTAACAAATGTTAGATCGATGCTTTCTCAATGGCTCGGTCGATGTACCACTTGGCCTTCTGCAAGTCTTGCAGTCGGTTGCCTTTGTGGTCGGCGCGGGTGATGTACTTCACGGCATTGCCCAAGTGATACCCCAGTGCCTTTGCTTCAATAAAGTCGATGGTCTCAATCCCGCCCACCTTGTAGTGCTCAGGATGATTCACTGGGTCGGCCTTTGGTTCTTCTACGGCGATTTCAGGCATGGGTATCATTTTGGGGGGTTGCCATACCGCAATCCGTTTGAAGTTTCCAATCTTATTGGCAAGTTCCAGTTTGTTCTTGTCCATCTCTCGCTTCACCATGTACGCAATCTGATACGTGGTCTTGAATTTCTTCGCAACTTCGTTGACGGTAGCCTCTGGGTTGCCGTTGTAGTACTGACGCATCAGGGATGCGCGGGATACCTTCTTTGCTTTTTTAGCTGTTGCCATTGTTTGCTCCTTGCATTTGGCTGTTGATGTACTCGGTAAGAATTTCTCTCATCTTGGCTTGCTTTGTATACGGATATTTGGTGTTGAAATAATCCATCACCTCCTTTGGTAGACGCAAGCTCGTGCAAAAAAGTGGCGGCTTCTTACCCAACCCCCGCCCCTTCTTTGGCTTTATCAGTTTCAGTTCCTCAATTCCCGTTGGCATGTTCTAACCTCCTTTGCTTCTTAAAAAAATATTTGATTACTTGCAAGTTCACGCCGAACCGCTCGGCGATTTCTCGCATTGATACTCCCTGCTTGTGTAGGCTCAAGGCTCTTCGCTCGTCGATCAGTGTTGGCTTACGCCCACTTCCCGGTCTTGCGCCCCCCTTCATAGCTTCACCCCTTCATACCATCCGTCAACATACGCATCGTGGAAACCCCAAGCGAACAGCCATGTCCAACTCAACTTTTCATCGCGTGGGTAGTTGATCTTTGCCATCATCAGGCACAGTTCTTTACTCGGTGGTGGCATCATGTTTTTTCTCCATCTTGGTTTGCAACTCATCCATCTTCGCCTTTAGCTTGGGCGCGTATTGACCTATGCTGATAAGTGTTGACTTGATCGTGTTGGTGTTGTATCCATACTCAAGGTTCTGCCGCAGTTCAAGATGTGCGGACCCAAGCAACCCATAGATTTCGTCTCGTTCTGCTTTAAGTCTCGCAACGTCTCCTTCCAAACCTCTTATCACAATCTTGAACGCCGTGGCTTCGCAATGTTTTTCACATGTGTCAGTCATGCTTCCCTCGCTTTCAGCATTGCGTCTGCTAACGAATAGCAAAGCTCTGCTATTGCTTTATGCTCATCAGGTTCGGGGCTATAGTTAATCAAACCACTCAAAGCTTTTGCCGCAAAGTAATCCCGCAGGGTCATGCCCGTCATGTCAGTCCTGTGAGGGTTTGGGAATGCTTGTTCTATTTTGTCCATGATCTGTCTTTTCCTTGATCCTGATGTGTGTTGCCAATGACCTTGCTTGAGTGCCAGTTCTTCAAATGCTTCGTCTTCTGGGTCAGTCATTCCATTTCTCCTTTAAAAACCTATCCACTTTTTCTTGCTCAAATTTTGCATAGTGCTGGGCCGCCCCCCAAAACCCTTGCAGTGAGTCTTGGTTTACAAGCCACGCAAAACGGCGTATTGCAGGTGTCAACTCAACGCCAGCTTCGGCGGCAAGCCTGTCTAAATTTGTATCCAATCGTCTTGTCATGTCTTCTCCTGTGGTGTGGCGTGTACCACTGCTTCAAGGTATTTCATTTCAGTTGCATCCATGGGGCGTCCGTTCTCTTGTTTAAACTGATGCAACACTTTCCCCAGCCTAATCGTTTGGTCAAACAATTCACCTACGTCAGCACATCCAGATGTTTTAATCAGGGCTTCAATTTTTGGACTCATGTGTTCTTCTCCTTCATCCGTTGAATCCGCTCCAGCCTCTTGTGGTGCGCTGTTATGTACACGATGTACTCCATGTATGAATACGCTTTATCCCAGTAAGTTCCTTTTGCTTCTTTTGGTGCATCCACAACGCCGTTGTCGGCATCCTGTCTGGCCTTGGCTTCGATGGTTCGCATCCGAGCATCCCCTACAACTTCTTTGCAGGTGTCAATGTCAAAACTTTGCGGGGTCATGTCTTCTCCTTGATTGATTGCATTGCCGCTTTCAAATGTTTGTCTTGTTGTTTCTTTGCCTCTATCATGTCGGCAAGCAGTTGCTCTATTTCTGCGATTGAATACATACCCGCAGGCACATAAACTCGCATCGTGTCATATGTTTTGTGTGTGTATTCCGTCATTTGCTCTTCTCCTTCAAATAAAACTCCATTGCAATGCGGTATGGGTTAAACATGGACAACAGTAATTGTTGAGGGCCGTAGTAGTAATATTTCGGCTTGCTCTCATCCACTGATGTAACAACCGTCCCATCAACAACGTGGTGATACCTTGTTTCATCAACCCGAATGGCGTAGCCCTCTGCCTTTGCCACCGCCAGCTTCAACTCAAGGCTACCAATGGGAACCCAGTTCTTGATGGTGTCTTCTTTCCTGATTAGCTTATTCATCTGTCCCCCCTTTCGTTCTCGTCCATCCAAAACCACAGGCGCATCAGCCCAATTAACACAAGGCCACAAACAATGAATCCCAGGCCACCCAAAAGGATTGTTGTTGCAATTGTTTCCATCATTCCTCCCCGCACTCGCTGAGTGCTGTGTTAGTTAACTCCCTGACCATCTCCAATACCTCCGTGGGGTTGGCGTCATGCTTGAAGTGACTGCGTACCGCCATCTGAATGTCTATCAATGCGCTGATAGCCCTACTCCCATTGAGTGCGTGCCGTAGCTTGTCCTGATCTTCGGGGTATGTGAATTCAAGAATTGCTTTCATCTTTTTTCCTTTCGGGTGGTTTCCACCCAAACTTAATCCATGTTGCTTGCACATCTGTCGATGCTGATGGGGTGTACTTAAACGCTGGGTCTAAGATACTCTTCGGTCTGTATGCCATACCTATCGGGGGTACAGCTTTGAGTTTTAGTTGTTTCATTGCAGTTGCTCCTTGTCTAATAGTTGTTAGGTCTGCTCATCCAACACTAGGACAAACACTTCATCATTGACACGACACCCTACGTTGGATAGGAATGTCTCGGCCTCTACCAATTTCAACATACCCAACTTACTACGCATCTCGTGAGGGAGCGTATTATCATCGTAGAGTTGTACATTGTCACGCACTTTAACCAAGTATTTACCCGAATCTTTTATGACTAGGGCAACCTCTTCCTTCTCAAAGCGTTGGCGTATTGTCTCAATGGTGAGCATCTCGCCTTGCATTTCTTCGACCTTCTTCGCCGCTTTGAGAATGGGTGCGCTAACCGACGGGGGTTGTAACTCTATGTGTGCCATGAAATGTGCAAGCCCCGAACCTTTGAGGTAGTCTAGTGCCGCCCTTTGGATGGTGTTCTCCTCTTGGGCCTTGGTTCTCTCCCGCTTCCATATCTGCTCGGTAAATACATCTGTCGCCGCCTTCGCCGCCTTAGTGATGCGCTCGTCTGGCTTCAAACGAAAGAACATCTTCTTGGCTTTGAGTATGGCCTTCTCTGCATCTTCTGTGTGATACGTATCCCCGCGCAGTCGCCCCTTGGCGATGCGGTCGTTGCATATGCCGATCACATGAGTTCCACCCCGATACGTTCGCGTGATTTCGCCTAGCTTCTCGCCCTGCTCAAACACATCGAACCCCATAGCTATTCTTGTGCCGTTAAAGCTAGTGTTCACGTCCTTTACTCGAAACGTCCACAGCGGGTTCAGTGTTGCCAGTCGATACACCACTTGGTTGATGGTGCCGCTAACCTCGTCCACCTTGCCATGCTTGTGTGTGTCAATGTTGATTAGTTCCATTGTCTTCATCTAATACTCCTTACCATTCAAACTTATTGATAATTGCGTCCACCTTGGACTTCAATTCACTGCGCGTGTCGGCATCTTCCTTGATGCTCTCCATGTCCGCGTTCAACATGGCTACCTCTACTTGCCTACGGGCTTCCTCCAACTTCGGGTCGTTGGTGATGTTCAACTTGGTCAGAAGAGAACAGAGTTCCAAAGGATTGGTAAGCAACGTGTCGTGGTAACGCTTCTTGCCGTCATCCCCCTCAACATCAGTCAACTTCTCCGACATTGCCACCAACGTCTTATGCAGACGCTCCCACGGCTCGCGCATTGCCTCTGCCAACTTGCGGTCTTGCTGTGACATAAACTCGCTGCGCATCTCCTCCAGGTCATACGCAGGAATGTCTAAGCGAAAGTCACCAGCCTCGGGCACAGGCTTGACTGTGCGGCGAAAGCCAAACTTCAATCTAACATCTGTTAGTTCGGGGTAGTCCTCTGCCTTGTACAGCCCCTGCAACGCAGTCGGTGCCTCGGCAACCAAGCGCGGGTACTCAATGTAGAAGTTGTTGCACATCATGTTGAACGTCTGCTCGAACCCATTCATGGTCTGCTTGTAGTCCATGAACAACGCAGTCGGTAACATGCGCTCACCCTTGTCGGCCCAGGGCAATGTGTGCTTGTTGTGATACAGGCGCACTCGTGCGGCAAAGTCTGATATGTCTTTGCGTAGGCTCGTACCTGCAAACAAGTTCTTCTTGGTCTGCGATGCCCCACGCACCGCCCCCGCATCTGAGTTCACCTTGTCCGTGATCTCTCGGTCGATCTTGGACGCAGGCCACACACTGATGTTCAATTCCACTAACACTGCTGATGCACTGATACTCATTTCATTTCTCCTTGGTTAAAAATTACTTCTCTTTCGCTAACTCAAGCATCTGTGAGGCGGCTTTGAGGGTGAGCTCTCCAGCTATCACCTCTGTGCCAAATCTTGCCCCCGCCTTGACCCGCACAATGGCCCACACTCCGTCTCCGTTGTCGCGTAGCCGTAGTTCTTCCTTCGGAATCTGCGGCAGTCTTGTGTCAGTCCATCCGTACTTGTATCTGCTCATGTTCACTCCTTCACGGGCTTACCCGCCAGCTTCGACATCTGATACTGCGCGTTAGATATGACTTTCATGGTGAATTGTCTGTCTAACGGAAATACGTGATAGGTGTAATCGGTGTCGATACCACTCTTCTCCTTCTCTTCTTTGGTGCGGTACTTCTCCTCGAAAGCCTCGGCCTTTGCCAGAATCTCAGCAAGTCGTATTGCATCCTCGGTCGGCAACACCACACTGCGATACCCCAAATCAATAACTACCATGTTCGTTCTCCTAACAGTTGTTAGATACCAGATTTCAATCTCGAATATGAATCGTCTTGCCATTTGGCGCAACATCATCATTACCCCCCACAATCACCCACAACAGAGGTGCAGTCCACTCGTTACCCCAGTCGCTACCAACGTACCCATCGGTGAGCATGATGATGCACTCAGGCACGATGTGCTTGTCCTTGAGATATGTGGATACGCAACTAGGTGAAGTACCTCCACCGCCCGCTGGCCTGGTTGACTGCACGATGCTAGATACAGTAGCGCCTGTATAGGTCTCATGCCCCGCCACCTCGCCGTCCCAGTAGAGCAAGTCCACTACCTCGGGGCTTACTTCCTCTGCGATACCCTTAACCTCGGAGAGAAACTCGGCGAGTTCCTTCCCGCCCACCGAACCGGACGTGTCAACACCGATCACCAAGTGACCCACCTTCTCACCTATCAGCGTAGGCATGTACACGCCTGTGGATAAGAATCTGCGGTTGACCCTGCGCCATGAGGACTTGTCCTTGGCACTGCACGTTGACTTCACAAACTCACGCAACACTTCGCGCCAATCGACTTTGGGCTCCATCAAGCCTTCAAGTTCGCGGTCAAGGCCACCTGTATTAGTTCCCGCTTTCTTGGCGGAGATGAGTCCTTGGCGTATCGCTTGGTCAATCTCTCGTGCGAGTACCTTCTTCTCTTCCTCGGTCATGTCCTTGGCACCATCCCAATCGTGGATGTCGAACCCATCGCCCTCGCCTTCGCCGTCATCCTCCTCCTTGAGTATGTCGAACACTTGCTTGGCATTCATGCCTCGGAATCGCTCGTCCACCAAGCCCATCACCTTGCCCTTGTTCGGCCCATCGGTATAGCGTGGCATGGCAATCACTGTCTCGCTCGGGTCCAAGTCCTTGAGCATGAGGTTAATCACGTAGTCACAAGCGGAATTCGCCAAGTGGCGGTTCTCGTCATGCAACTTGCGCCATGTAGTGAGATGCCGATACATCTTGTGCGCGTTCTCATGCGCCACCACAAACGCCAACTCGGGGTCGCGTAGCTTCTTCACAAACTCGCGCCCATACCGCTCGTCTCGCCCATTGGTACAGGCGGTCGGGATGTTGTCATCCACTCTAGTACGCCCAACCATCATGATGCCGCTCAGCAATGCGAATTTGGAATTGCGCATCAAACTGATCTTTGCCTTCTGCACTTTGCGTTCTTCTAACATTTGTTAGCTCCTTTGTTTCACTTCAGTTTCTTCAATACTTATAAGCATCTTCAATGCCGATGCCATCTGCTCTATGTCGTGTGTCTCAAGCAACACGTTTCTTTTGGAAGTGTCCCCTGATACATGCTCCCGCTTCAACAACACAAATCGATACTCTGGTAGGTCTTGCGATTCAAACATCCGGCGCTCCAACTCCACTCGGTAGTGGTAATTGCTGTTCTTGAGTTTCTTCTCCAGATACTCAATCTCCTCCATCCTCAACGGCCAAGCCACCTTGCTGTATACCGCCGCATATAACATTTGTTAGCCTCCTTCCTCTGGTATCAGTAGCTTCACCATGTTGTTTAACTCCTCTGGGGTGTCAAACTCATGGACGATCGTGAACATACCCGCACCCACGCCGCTCTGCTCCAAGCGGTACAGCGCATACTTGGATACACCCTTGTCGATGTACCCTCCTACTGTGTACCCTGCGTCTCGCAGTCGCTTGGAGGTGCGGGTATGCGACACCCATCCGTTGTCTACTTCAAGGTCTCGAGTCACAGCAGGTCTTGGTTCTTTGCTACCCAGTTGCTGAACGCCTGACAGCTAAACGCAATGGCTTGCTTGTCTCGGTTCTTGGCAATGTTGATAGCGAACACGGCTTGCCACTCGGCATCGAACCGCTCCACATACTCCATGAATGGGGTGATGCTTTGCTTGTCGATACGTGCAATGGCACCGAACACAACGATCGCACATGCGCCAGGGCTTGTGGGTACCTTGGTGTGCTT